CAACCATTATGACGATTAATTTATTAGTCCACTTGTCATATCTGTCAAATGGTGGATAGCCTTTTAAATAGGGTCGATTAGGTATATGGATAAATGCACGCCCATTTATTAACGGATATGCCTAATATGTTATTCTCAATATTATTTTTAAATGTATGAAAATCATTTCTAACTATGGTTAATTCTTGTTTGGTTGTAGCTAATTCTTGTTTAGTTGTAGCTAATTCTTGTTTGGTATCTTGTAAATCTTTATTAGTAGTTTTAAGTTCCTGTTCTAAAAATGCAATACGTGCCCTTAATTCCTCATTTTCACGTTTTAATTCTTCAATTGTTTTATCTTTATTTTCTATTATTTTACTGTTATGTTCAATAATTTTAATTAAAGTAATATTTACATTAGTTAGTTCTCTTACTTTATTCTGTAATTCTTCATTTTCTTTTACTAAGTTATTATAGTTTTTACAAATTAATTCATAGTTTTCTTTGTCCATTATATAAGCGATATATATAATTTACTGTTATATTTTACTTTTATATTTTATTTTTATATTAATTTATTCAATTTTTATTACATTCAAGATAAAATTAATTTAAAAATTTAATAATGATTTATATCAATATAAAATGGAAACTTTATTACAACAAGGAACACAATATGAAATTTATGTTAGAGATATAATTAAAGAAAAATATAGTAATTGTTGGTTATGGAAAGATATACCATCCGAAATTCTTATAGAACTTGAATTTATAAAAGATATTAAAAATAAATGTGATGATATTGGGTGTGATATATTAGCAAAAACAAAAGATAACATATATGAGTATATACAATGTAAAAATTATTCTACATTAGGTATTGATAATACTATATCTATTTGTGATTTAGCGGGATTTTATAATTTTATAGCGGAAAATGATATTAAAACATCTATTGTATATTATTCTGGTGTATTATCAAGTCAAATACTATGTAGAAAAAGGAAAGTTAAATATATTAATTTACCATTTATTAAAATTAGTAATGAGGATATAAAACCAAGAGATTATCAAATTGAAGCATATAATATACTTGATAATGTCAATAGAGGAATTTTAGAAATGCCATGTGGAACTGGTAAGACCTTAGTAAGTTATTTAATATCATTAAAATATGATAATATTATTCTATTAAGTCCATTAATATCAACTACAGAACAACTTATAAAACATTATAAAAATTACTATTCCAAGGAAAAAGAACCAATTAGTTTTAATTTAATTAGTTCACAACATAATAGAAATATAGATAATATAGAATTATGTAATAAAAATATAATTGGTTCTACTTTTGATTCATGTGATATTATAAACAAAGTATTAAATAAATTAGTAGGTTCAGTATATATAATAATAGACGAATGTCATAATTTGAGTGTTTCTAATCTTACAAATTTTAATGATGAAATAAATAAGTTATTATTAGGAAATTATAAAATATTGTTTGTAAGTGCAACTCCAAAGAATTATAGAAATGAATATGAAAATATATTTGGAACAGTAAAATATACTTTAAAATGGGATGAAGCAATTAAAAATAATTATATTTGTGATTATAGTTTTTATTATCCAAATAATGATAAAATTATAGAACACATAAATAATATCAAGGTTAAAATAGATGATTTAGAAAAAACTATTTTAATTAATAAAGCTTTTTTCTTATTGGAAAGTATAAAAACTATAGGTATTAAAAAATGCATAGTGTATTTAAAAAGTATTGAAGAAACTGATATATTTGAAAATGTATTAAAAACAATTAATTTATATTATAATTTTAGTTTAGCAGTATATAATATTAATTATTCTACTGGAAAAACTACACGTAATGCAAATTTAACTAAGTTTAGGAATAATACTACTAAAATAAGTATTATGTTAAACGTTCATATTTTAGATGAAGGAATAGATATACCAGAATGTGATAGTGTATATTTAACACATCCAAATAATAATCCAATAAATATAATACAAAGAATAAGCAGGGCTAATAGAATAAGTAAAGATAAAACAGTAGCAAATATTTTAGTATGGTCTAAAACCCAAGAAAAACTAAAGGATATAATAAAAAGGATAGAAACTTATATACCTGTTAAATTTAATAATAATATTAATAATGAATTTATAAATAAAAATAATGATATAGAAAATAATTTATGTAAGAATAATCATATAAATAATAGACTGAATATTAATAATAAATTAAATAAAATCAACTTTACAGAATATTTAAAAAATAATAATGTTAAGAATGAATTAATAAAATTTATTGAAGACTTTTACTATGAATATAATAAATATAATACTGATTTTATAATTAGTTTAGAAGTTTTAACTAAATGGTTAGGTGCAAGAAAGAGTACAATAAAAGAAACTTTAGTTAAATCATATACTAAAAATATTGATTATACTGAAAAAATAATTAAAAATTCAACTGCAGGACGCCCATCATATAGTGTTATGCTCACAGCTGATTGTATGAAGCGTTTATGTATGGTTAGTAGAACAAAAAAGGCAGAAGATGTTCGTTCTTACTTTATAGAATTAGAAAAGCACATAGACCAATATAAGGATGTAATAGTTGAACGTTATTTAGCTAATCATACCCCACAACAAGAAAATATTCAAGGTGGTGTTATTTATATACTAAATACCGACCTTAATTTGCCAGGTGTATATAAAATAGGTAAAACAGCAGATTTCAAAGCTAGATTAAAAACACATCAATCATCACACGTAGATAATATTAAAGTAGTCAAGGTATATAAAACAACAGATATTGATAATGTTGAAAAATGTCTTAAACAATACCTCAAGCAAAAACAATTCAAAAAATACAAGGAATTCTATCAAGTAGATGTTGATGATATTACAAAATTATTTAAAATTTGTAATAATGCTACATTATCTGCTAAAAAAATATTAAACAAGAATGAACAAAAAGGAGGATATTATATTTATCTAGAAAAGGAATAAATAACAACTAAAACATTAAAAGAATATAAATATAAATATTTATTTTCTATATTTGATTTTATATTGTAAAAATCTTTTGCAAAATAACTATATGCTGTATCTAATTCATCAATTGGTTTCGCAATATGAGTATGATTTTTATATTTATTAGTTCTTCTTCTCCTTCTGTTGTTAGTTTTCATATTGATTGAAGAAATTATAATCATTATATTTTTAATATAGCCATATACATCATTGAGTGATATTCTGGTATATGTTCCCTAACAAAATTAAAAAAATATCGTAATAAACAACAAGTATTTTCATTAAACTTAAATTTTTTAATAAAATCTGTAGCCAGTTCATTGTCATTAATAGAATCTAGAAATTCACGTATAATTTCATCCGAATTTTCTATATCTTCTTTTGGTAAATTATCTTGTAAATATTTTTTTAATGAATTTTTATATAAAGTGAAATCTTTTATCAATCTTTTATTATTTTCGTGTGTATATACATCAATTTTATCCATAAATGCAAAATGATAGTTATGTATGTAATAGGTTGATCCATATTTAAATAAATAATAATCATATAAGCTAAACCAAAATTTATTAGTATTATTACATTTATATCTAGAAGCATCAAATAATGTTATTTCGTGTATGTTAGGATATTTTGTTTTTAGAAAATGTATTAAAGTATTCATCATTACATTGGTTCCGCGCTTATGTTCTAAAGATTGAAATATATTACATGATGGATAATAATTAAAAAAATTTAATTCTGATATTTTATTGCTTTTATCAATTACTAAATCTATACATATTTCTTTTTTCGAACCTATTTTGATAGATATATTATTTTTAGAATTAGATACTCTTATTCTAAAACCATTCATTAAATATGCATTTTTTACTTTATTATGTTTGTAGTTTTTACTTTTACCATTACCATTACCATTACTATTACTATTACTATTACTATTTGATGATGAAATATTGTCCAATAATTTAATTAAACGATTATCAGACTTTCTAGATAATTTTGATAAGTTAGTTATGTTAGTAATTGCGTGTCGTCTAGTTAAACTTTTTCTAGAAGACATATTTTAATATTAGAAAAATAAATAATTAAAAATAAATAATTAAAAATAAATAATTTTAGTAATGTTTTATTGTAATTAGATATTATTTTTAGTATCAGATCAATTATATCTATGTATTTTTTTTATGTATTTATTTCTTTATTTCTTTATTTCTTTATATTTTTCTTAGTCCTTTTTACTTTCTTAATACTATTTTTACCATTTTTTTTGGTGTTGCTAGATGTTTTTTCCATTCCAACTACTTCTCCATCCAAATTCAAATATTCAATCTTTTTAGAATCATCATATACCACATAGGTATCTAGATTTGTATTAGATGATTTAATATTTTCAATTACACCTTTATCTATTTCAGCACAACCAAATATTATTTTCTTCAAATTATCATTATGCATTTTATATAATTCTTTATTGGCTTTATATTGATAGGCTTTTGCGAATAGTTTAGCACATTTTTCTACTCGTTTATCATCTTCTACAATCATAATAAATTTCACATCAGGATGAGTTTCCTTCCCAGTTGCATATGTTTGAAGGCGTTTGCGAATATCGCCAGTTCTACCAAGTTTCAAAATATTACTAGCCTTATTTACCATTAAAATATAAATGAATTTATTGGTTGCTGTTAATTCTAATATTTTTTCTGCAAAATGATTTTTATAATAATCTATGAATTTACGGAGCATAACGAAATAATCACGAAATTCTTGTCCTTTCTTGGTGCTAGAATTCATACATATCTTTTCAAAAGTTTCAAACGAAAGCATATAGTTGGCATCTTTTTCACCTTTCATAAGTTTTTTATTTTCACGGATAATTACATAGTCTGTATTAAGCTGATAATTCTCTCTAATTCGTTGTTCGAATTTTAATTGATTTGCTAATTTTAAATATTTTTTAATATTTTCTAAAGGTATTCCAAATTTATTATTTTCACATAGTTCATAAAATTTATAATACTCATTTATAAATTTTTCAGGGATTGCTGTAAATTTTTTAAGAAATTCTTTTAATGTTATTGTTGCCATTATTATTATATTAGAAGAATATTTTAATAAAATGATTAAAAATAATCAAAAAATTTCAAAAATAATAAAAAAATTAGGTATACCCTTTCAAAGGCTATAACTGGCGGAAAATAGCAAATTTTATATGATAAACATAAATAACCACACATAAATATCAAAGAATTTATTAAAATCTGTATCACATTTCCCACCAATTATTAGCCCATATTACGGTTTCATCATCTAATATTACATCACGTTTTTCTAAATGTGGTTTTAATGTATCTAGCAATCCAGGATATATGTTTTCAAATTTATCTATTATTTCTGGTTCAGCATTATTTATTTTATCAATAAGAATATTGCGACGTATTTCTTTTTCTTGTTGTTCAAATTCATCATCTAAATAATGGCAATAATTTATTCTATTATATCTTAATCTTTTCAATATTGTTTTTTCAAATTTATTTAATACTTTGTTTTCTAGTTTTTCATATGCATTCAAATCCCGAATTCCTATTACAAACTTTGCAAATATTTTTTAATTTTTAATATTTTTAATTTCTGTTTCTAGATATCCTATTTATCAGGTTTTCCCGATTTTTTAGTATTCTTCATTTTTCTAGTATTCTTCATATTTCTAATTTTCCATATTTTTTTTAGTAATGTATTCTTTTTTGTAATCTATCCTTTCTAATAATTTATCCCAAAATATTAATGGGGCACACATACCATAATGTCCTATGAAATATTTATAATCCAAAGTTTTAATAGGTCTACATAATTTAGTTTTATTATTTGTAGTAGTCATTAGCATTATATTTTTAGTTTCATTGTTTTGCAATGCACCCTTTATCCATATTGTATCTTTATCCTCTATTTTAATCATTGCGAATAATAATGTATATTTATCAAACTCTTTTTCTTTTTTATAAGTGATTAAACATTTTTTAATATCATTATTAATTTCTATAAATTTATAACCATCATCATTATCTGTATTATTATCTGTATTATTAGGCATATCTGTATTATTATCTAGTTTTTTAATAACTAATGTTTGTAAATGTTCCAATTTTATGTTATATTGAAGATGCAATAAATTATAAAGATTGGCTTGATTACTTGAAATTCTATAATTATTTTTATATTGTGAATGTGGTTGTAATGTTAAACAAATTTGTTTATTAGTTTGTTTATATTCTTTTTTATCATTTTTTTTATCTTCTGGAATGATATTAATTTTATTATTTTTAACTTCAGAATGTTCTTTTGATATAATGTTAAAAATATCTTTAATCATAATGTTATAATCACCTTCAAAATATTCTATACCATAATCTTTTCTTTGTTTATATTTATTTTTGAATAATTTTTTTATTTCTTTTTCATTATTACTACAATCATTACATATAATTTGCAACAGTAATATACTACCTTTTGGATATTGGAAAAATCTAGAGTGATTATCTTGTGTAGTTTTACCTATTTTATAAATTGTTTCATTCATTCTTATAAATTCACGCTCTTGCAACAAATAAATATACTCTTTATCAGACATTTTATAATAATAATTATATACTTTTCCAATATAATAATAATTTTTTTTTTCAATTTTATACCATTAATAATTCTATAATTTTTTATACAATTAAATTTGATAAATTTGATTATATCATTAATGAATTTATTAAAAAATACAGTAAGATAAAACTAAATCACACCAGGTGTTTTATGTTGTAATAATTTTAATCTATCTATCGCGTTATTTTCATTCCATTTTTCATTACTATTATTTTTTGTTGTCTTTTTAGTTTTATTAGGTTTCAATCTTCCAATAAACTTTATATGGGTGTCGTCTGATTTTCCAAATTTTTGCGAATAAAAACTACACACTTTAGAACCAGTACAACTACACCACGGAACTACTTTTTTACTTTTATTACGGTGTTTATTACCACTTTTATCACCACTTTGAATACTTTCACTTAATTTACCAATTGGATTACCTGTTGAATCCGCATAGTTTCTTGCCTCTTTACCTAATAAACAACAAGTATGATGTGTCGCATCATTAAAACAATGACGTGTTTGTTGAACATCTGGCAATCCACATTTTTTCAAAAGACTTTTCCTTAATTCATTACTTTTTTTAAAATTATTATTTACTTTAGAATTATTATTTGCTCTAGAATTCATATTTACTCTATCTTTCTTATTAGATTAAAAATATGATTAGACAAAAATAAATATGCTTATTAGTATTAGTAGTATTAGTATTGATATTGGTATTGATATTGGTATTAGTAATGAATTTGAAATTATATTCACCGAATAGAATAGGAAAACCTAGGACTTCAACAGGTTTTGCAACACCAGAAAAAGCAAAACAAACATTAAAAAATATTTCAAAATTTAATAAAATTTATCAAAAACAAGTAGTTATAACTATGTATAATCGTGCAAAATATCATCCACATCGCACTAAATCTATGGAAAATGCAATGAAAATTTATGCAAATTGGATGAAAAAGAATGATATTAAATTAATACTAAAAGCAAAGACAGCAAAGCGCAAACAAAGAAAACAAAGAAATGAATATCGAATATCATATCTAATATCATAAATATTTGGGTTTCCATTTCTCTACTTTTATCCAACTAGCATTTTGTTCATCTTGCATAATACCATAACCTTCAATAATATGACACTTATTTAGCCCAATTTTTCCATATAGTAAAATATCGATATATTTACCATTATCATAACCGATGGTGCAAAATGTAATATTTCTTTCTTTCATTGTATATTTATTTGTATTAGAATTTGCAGTATTATCTGTAAAAACTTTTTTCCACGTCTTACAACATCGATAATTACTTATCAAACCTTTAAACCGCCACAACCAAATATCTTCTTCAACTATAGTTTTATTACCATCAACAATATTTTTTCTTTTCTTCTTAATTGGTTCCTTATCTTTCTCTAGATAGCAATCCGCAATAAATTTTTCATTACACCAAAAACCGAATGTAAAATATTCTAATTTATTTATTTCATCTTGTGATAATTCATTTTCCATATCAAATATAGGCATTGTTTTTTTCGATAAAGATACAATACCTCGAATATTATCATCCCAAATCCATGGTGGATATCCACGTGTTAATACTATACCAATTGCAACTGCTTCACGAAAATATACCCATTTACGATAACTACTATTACAATTATTTAATGCAGATATCCAAAATTCAACAGGTTTATATACACGATTATATGCTAATGCATATACTAATTTAGCATACGAAATAGCATGACTTTTACAAAAGGAATATGCTTGTAAATTACATAATTGGTCATATATTAACCTCACCTTATCTTCTTTAAATAAAGGTTGATTTTTTCTTAATTGTGTTTCGAATTCTTGCATTTTCCATTTTTTACCCTTTGCAAATGCTTTTCTATATATATCAGCATTGGATTCCGAACATTTTAATAATTTTTGTATTAACTGAATAGCATCATCATCATATATAATATAATCACCTAATTTAACATTATCATCTAGAGGACGATTTCCAAGGGGATTATTTCCAACTGAATTTTTACTATTTTCAATATCTTCCTTAATTGCTTTATAATCTGCATAATCTTTAAAATATGCACTTTTATGTTCTCTACAACAAGGTCTTATTATGGCTAACGCACAGGCAATTCCTTGTATATCATTTGGTTTCAAACAAATTAATGCTTTACGCATTGCTCTAGATTCTGCATAAACAATACCTATATTTTCACCATTTGCTAATGATTCATATACTAATTTATCGTGAGGATATAATTCAATATCTTTTGTATCAATATCCCATAATTCAGTTAATCCACGATTGCTAAGAATATCGATTTTTATAAACATGCAATTATCAACTTGGTCTTTATTTAATGATACCTGTTGCCATTCCACTTCTGGTATTCTAGAATTACCTTCTGTATGGGTTTCTAAAATATAGTCTTTTGGAATAGGTTTATCAAATATAATAATACCTCCGCAATGTAATGAATAATGTTTAAATTTACCTTCCAAATTATCTGCTAAATCTAGAACTTTTGATGTTTCCGTTTCATCATTAGTATAATCAGTTAAATTAAAATCTTTAGGTATAAATTTATTAAATCCAGTTGTATCTTTAATTGCTTTTTTTAATGCTGTTTTCTGGCTATATTTAACGTGATTACTTATTCTAGCAACACGATTACCATATATTTTAAAAATTTCAGTATATATATCATCTCTTCTATCACTAGGAAAATCCATATCTATATCTGGTAAATCATCTCTTTGATTATGCATAAAACGGGCTAATGAAATACATTCTTTTATCGGGTCAATATCAGTTATTTTTAATAAATAACAAATTAATGAAGAACCCGCACTACCACGAATAATATGCGGTATTTTTAATTTATTTGATATTTCAAGTATATCCATTACTTGTAAAAATACCTTTGTAAATTGCTTTTTTTTTATTAATCGAAATTCTGTTGCTAACCGCTTATAATATCTTTCTTCATTAGGTATATTTCTATGGAAAAGTGAAATTAATAATATAGCATCATCTGTTTCAAATATAGAATAATGTTCCATAATTTTTATTATCAAATTTTTATTGCCTTTACTTTCTGCTTTCTTAACAAGCCCATTAATCATCTTATCTAAATAAACTAATTTACTACGTATATCGAAATTATTTGGTATAATAGGCAAAGGCGCACAATATTGATTTAATTCAGGTGGTGGTTTATAATCTTCTGGTAATGGTAATGGTTTTTCTACTTTTATTACTTCTTTTTTATCTATTTCTTTTGTATCATTTCTTTTGTTAGATTTATTGGTTTTGTTAGATTTATTAGATTTTTCATTTTCTATTTTACTTGTATCTTTTTCTATATCTTTTTCTATAATGATATCTAGATTACCTTCCTTAGTAAATATTAATTTACTTTGTATAATTTTTTTCATTATAGTAATTATAGTATTATTTATCTTTTTTGTATAATTCCTTGTCTTTGAATTATTTTTAATCATTGTAGGAATTGAAATGATTCAATTTTATTTATTTAATAATTACATTTGATATCTAATGAAATGATAATTATCATTCTAGAAGAATAAAATAAATAAATAAAATAGAATAAAATAAATATAAAAAAATATCAGTAAATAATGACTATATAATATTTTTATTGAAAATCTTAATCATAATACATTATCCTAAACCTTAAACTTTTTAAAACTTAAACCATAGTTTCATTTGCAATTAATATTTTTGATGAATCTACTATTTCGACAATAGATTTATAGTTTTCTATATCAATAGCCCAATTATGACATTCTAGAATTATTTTATTTTTTTCTTCAATTAATGCATCATATTCAAATGTTAACGATTTAATTTCTTGATAACTCATTTCTTTTTGTTCTTTAAGTTCATTAATTCGCTTTTCTATTTCATTTACATTATTATTTTCTCTACTTATTTGGCGTTCTAGAATATCATTATCACTGGTAAATAATTTTCGAAGGGCATTCTTACTTTCATTTATAATACCGCCAGTGCCAGTGCCAGTGCCATTACTAGTATCATTCTTATTGTTATTGCTTGTACTAAAGCTATTTCGGTTGGTAGTTCCATTACAATTATTATAATATTTATCTTGATTACGAGTTTTATCTTTACCGATTGCTTTTATTTGCTCTAATACTTGTCTTTCATTCAATGAACGTAATTTAGATTTTGTTAGACTTAATTCTAGAAGTAATGATTCAATTGATTGGTCAATCATTTTCCTTTCATTTTCATATTTCATCTTATTATGTGTAATTTGATTTTTTATAATATTACCACGATTTTCTAGTTCAATATATTTGTTTTTTAATACTATTAATGATTCCTCATCAATTTCATTGTTTTTAGTATTGATATTTCCAGATTCATTTTCAATATCTTTTGATTTTTTCATATATCTAGATGTAGATGTAGATGTAAATGTAGAACTTTCTATGCGTGAATTGGTTCTTCTTGGTGATATATTACTTAATTCATCTATTCTAACCTTTGGCAATTCTAATATTTTTTCCATATCAGCATTAGCATCAGCATTAGCATCAGCATTATTATTTTCATTTACACCTACACATATATTCATACCTTCATTTAAAATATCATCCATAAAATTAAACATATCTTCACTCATATCTTCATTCATATCTTTGCTTAATGTTAATGTTTGGACATCAGTCTTATTTACCGCATAGTGGGCTTGTTTTACCATATCAGTTTCATTCTTATCTACTTGTTTATCTTTATCTTTATCTTTATAAAATTGTTCAAGGCTTTGTAATTGACTAGTTAATAATAATATTACTTGATGGTTATGTTCTAATTCAGTTTCTAACCTCATTATACGTACTCTATAAGTGTCTTCCATTTCATTTATTATATCAGATGTAATAGTATTATGTGATAATCTATCACTATCAACATCAGCAATATTATCACTAAGAAAATCTGTTTCAGCAATTTCCTCTATCTTACTATCAATTAAATTATTATACATCCATGTTTTGATATCCATTGTGCACCCAAATTCGCGACATTTATTTTTAAAAATTCGTTCCCCACGTTTTCGAATATAATCGTTTAAGCGAACTAATAGGGATTCTCTTGCCCGGAATGCACCTTTAGATTTATAATGATATTTTCCGGCTAGTTCATATATATATTTTTTGATATGGTTAAGTCCAGTTTCTTTGCAGTCAGATGTATCTGAATCATAATATTGTTTAATCATATAAAATGAATCTTTAGTGCCATCCATATAATTCATTGTAAAGTAGACATTTTGCAGTTCGCGGTCATCATAAAATTCTAGTGTGTAAGTAATACACTCAGTGGTTGTAATAGTTTGTTCAAAAGCCACCTGCATACCAAAATCCGCAAAACAGGAATGCACCATAAAACTAATATCTAATAAATCCTCCGCTTCTGATGTATACATCAGTAAATTAATTTTATTCAATAGTCGCTTATAAACAAATGTTTCTAATTTGGGATTAGTTTTATAAAAATCATAACTGAATATGCTAGTATGTATTGTACGCTCTAACTCATAATTTAGTTCGTCAATTGTAGAACAGGAACAATATAAGGGTGCTCCGTTATTACTATATATTTCTTGTCCTTTGGTTATTGTTGTATTACCTGTTTTTTTAGTATAGGCAATTTGATTTTTTACACCTTTTAATTTAATAGATGCCTTATTGCGGGAAATAATATTTTCTTTCGTTGTTATATCATATGTTATTTTACGAACTCCTAGATTACCAGCTAGTAAAAAAAGCATTTCACGTTCTAATGTAATTTTCTTATTGGGATAAATTTTGTCATTGTAATACATACCATTGAATAAATGAACATATAATATATTTTCACTAGGATAGTCCATTTCATCAAATTGTAATGCTGATAATTCAAAAAGTTTATTTTCTTGCAAGTTATTGTAATAACTACTATTACTATAACTATTTAACATCAATATACTTTCTTGTTTTTTTAAAGGTGTAGATTGTTTAATATCTTTTAGCAATTTGCGATTATAGATTTCTTCTATTGCTCTAGAAACATTAACCGTATGTATGCCTTTATTTTCTAATTTCTTGCGAATCCTTTCATAAATGGATTTAAAAATAGTAGATTTATTAAAAAATCTAGGTGCTAGAAAAATTATATATTTATGATAATGCTGTGATTCCATTATCTATTATATACTTACTATACTTACTATACTTACTATACTTACTATACTTACTATACTTACTATACTTACTATACTTACTATACTTACTATATGTTTTACTAATATTTATATTTTAATGTATCAAATAATGTATCAAATAATGTATCAAATAATTTATTAGAAAAATATTAGGCATATTCGTAATTAAATAGTTTATAAATTTTTATCTGGAATCAGTTTTTATATATTTCTATAA